AGAAAAATGCAGGGTGATTTTATTCAGTGGGATAACTTCTCCCCCATGTAGCTTCGCATAGTCTCTGGCACGGTTTTTTGCCATATCTCCAATAGTGATGTACTTTGTTATTTTCATTTTTTTACCCTCCTGTTTTTATTGTTTATGTCCCTGTCCTGTCCCTGTCCCCTGTCCCTGTCCAGTCCGGCGGTGGTAACAATTCATGCGGCCTCCTGTGGGATATAATATTCATCGCTTTCAAGCTGGAAATCCCATATTACAAAATACCCTTCCTGTATTCCGAAGCTTCCATACCTTAACGGCCTATTGAGGCCTGTCAGGTCTCCACTTTTTACAAGAACGACATTTCTTGCGTTAAACTGAGGGATATAGACAAGATACCTCGCGCCCACTTTCAGGTCTTCGATATTCGTGATTCGGGGACCGGGCATAAACTTGTCCCATCCCCGGCCAGTGAATTCAGTTTTCATACGCCCTCCTATTTTTAAAGTTTATGTTATCTGCCCTTGTCCTTATATTATCTTATATATCCCATTTCCGTGAGGCTTGTATGGCTGTTGCTACCCACGATTATATGGTCAAGGAGCTTGACGCCCAGGATTTCCCCTGCCTCCCTTAGCCTTTTTGTCAATTCTATATCTTCTTTACTCGGTGTAGGGTCTCCGCTGGGGTGATTGTGCCCAATTATTATTGAGTTTGCGCCCTCAACAACTGCCCGTCTGAATATTTCCCGTGGATGGGCTACAGCCGCGGTTAAGCTTCCCAGGCTCACAAGTTCAATACTTTTTATCCTATTTTTAACATCTTGGATTAGGCACCAAAAATGTTCTCTTTCTCTTTCCATTGGATGCTCGGCCTGTAAAATTGCCCTAAAAATCCTTGCCACATCTTCGGGACATCTTACAATTTCTCCCACCCCTTCTTTTAGCTCAAAACGGCGCTGGGGCTCCTCTTTTACCGGCTCCCTGCGTCTAAGCCCTTCAAGGAGGTCAATAGCCTGTTCCTCCGGGCTATTTAACCCCTTCTCTGGTATTTGGTTCACTCCTGCGAACATCTCAGATTGTTTAAGCATGGTTCACCCCTCCATAATATAGGTTAAATACACTCTCAGGCATGAGGTCTAAATAGTCAATCTCAGCCTCTTCTGTGAGTTCTAAAATGTCATCGTCCAGGTCTTCAAACATTGCATCGGAATCAGGGAGGTCAACCGTCCAGTTCTGTTTTGCAAAACTGTCTGTGAGTGAGTCAGTTTCATAGTTAAGTTTTTTCATGGTTAATAACCTCCCCCAAGAATGTTGGATCGTTATCTCTGTAATGCTTAGCAGCCTCTAAGCATCTACTTGCAGCAATACAGCCAGATAGACACCTATACAGTTCCTTATCGTCCAGTGATGTAGCCCCCTCCGAAATCAAACGCCCTATCAAACCATCCTTTTTTATACCCCTGTAAGTTTCCATTTTCCTACCCTCCCGTTAAGTTTTATTTGTTACAGTGCCTTCCACTTACTGACTCGTGAGGACACCGGGGATATGAGGCATACAAGGTCATATAGTGGCCCACCGCCTTTTCTGGCACGGATATGACCTTTGTATATCTTTGATACCCCCGCAACCCGTAGATAGGTGCGCTGCTCTTGGTATAGCTTCCATCCTGAGGCCTCCATCTCCATAGCTTCCTCTTTCATCCATCCCTCTACATCTTTTGCCTGTATAAGCTTTTTCATCTTCCCCTCCCGTTATTTTATTTTGAACACAATTTATTTCTTGTTACGCTTATATAATTGCAACCCTCGTGCAAAACGCATCAAAATTCTTTTAAACCCTTGGGAACACTGCATTTGTCGTCATGCCAAAAGAAAATACCACAAAAACATCGTTGTGGATAACTCACCATAAAACTGTGTATAACCATGTGGATAACTCCAGCATATTCCAGAGATGTAACACTTGAAATATTGATATTATTGAGTTTTTTCAATACTGTTACCGTTTGGGAACATGAAAAAAGGCGTTTGTTACGGAAAGGGAACTGAGATATCGAAAAAATCGATTGACATTAAATTAAATGAGGAATAATATACAGCATACCGGCGGACCTCCGCACGCTACGGCAAATAGAGGGATAAAAAAAAAGAAAAAAGATGACACCCGGCCCGCTTCTGGCAGGAAACCTATGTGGGATGAAAAAAGCCATAGGGAGAAGGACTGATAGAAGGGAGACAGACCCCTTGAAAAGCATATCAGACCATATTATTCTTTTTTCTGGCACACCGATAGAATGGTGGAAACGAAGTAAGACAGGAAATGAAAATCAATTTCATTAAACCTTATTGCGTATAGCTCCATAGCAATGCATCCGCTCATCAATGTAATAGCCCCTTCAATATCATCACTGAGATAAGCAAACCCCGAAAGAGTTACACTATTACATAATTACATAATTACATACACTATTGACAAAAAACCCGGTTTAGTGTAATAAATAAGATTATGAAAACTAAAAAACTTAGTGAAATGACAGAGTTAGAGAAAAAAGAAAAAAAAGAAAAATTGAAGAAATTTCGGCTGATGCGAATCAGGAAAAGCACCGCGGAACGTAATGAACTAAAGCCGATTATCCAAGGAAGGCCAACAAAATATCATGACGGGATACCTGATCTAGCTTTTAAGTTCTCTCTACTTGGTGCTAAAGACGAGGAACTATGCGAATACCTTGACATTTCACTTGATACTTACCACAAATGGAAAGAAAAGCATAAAAAGTTTTCAGAGGCGATTAAAGACGGGAAAGGCTTGTGTGACGCCAATGTAGCCCTCAGCCTATACCGCAAAGCCTGTGGATACGAGCGTGAAGAGGAGGAGCTTAAGATAGTATCAATAGGCAATGGACAATCCGAGGTACAGCGGCATAAGATCCTTAAGTGGTATCCACCTGACACCACAGCAGCCTCTTTCTGGCTACGGAATCGCCGGTCAGCGGTCTTCAAGGATAGGCATGAGATTACCGGTGCGGATGGTGAATCGATATCCATCACGATAGAGGCGGTGGGCCAGCGCATAGCCCAGGCAGTGATAGCTGATACTGAGGAGGCCAAGGCTATTGATGTTAGCCCTGTGGATAACTCAGACAAAGAGGACGGCAAACCGTGACAGGACATGCATCCTAAACTATCCACAAGGTAAAAAACATATAGTTATAGGCAAATAACATAATGATAACAACAAAGGAGACATAATCAACCTTATGCGACGTTGCCAGCCCACAGAAAAGGTATGACTTTCTTCCACTCTGAGGACTGCATCCTATAGCCAAACCTGTTAGTAAACCTGTTGATAAGCCTGTTAGTAAACCTGTTAGTAAACCTGTTAGTAAACCTGTGGTCCCTGTGGATTAATTGTGGATAAACCTGTGGATAAACCTGTTGATAAGCCTGTGGATAAGCTGTTGATAAATTATAAAAAACTGTGGATAAGTCGTGTGCCATCCATCTTTCTTTCCGACACCCTTCCACACTCAAAACAAAAATAAATTTTCTTGCATTATTTTCCAATTAGCAATTTCAATTTTTTTTCTGGAAAATTTTAAAATTTCTGTAAGCTTTTTGTGTATTGCCACGTATATCTATGTGAACGCACTGTAGTACTGTGAATTGAAGAGATGCTCCATCGCTTATGGTAAGGGTTGATCTGATAAGAGATATTGGCTTAGAGTAAGCCTTGTGCAGTTACATCTTGCATCCATGATTGTGTCGAGATAATCTCCACTTATCTTCTGCCTTCTTGGTTTGGTCAGTAACCATGCGTCCATTTCTGAGAGTTCCCGGTCTATGTTGACATGAGAATATGCTGGGTTGGATTTCAGTGCTGCAATATATTCGAGGTCTGTGAGAGAGCTTTTCTTTACATCTTTATTTTTTTTATCCTTATCTATACTAACCTTATCTATACTTAACTTACCTATACTAACCTGTGTTTCCAAATTGGACACATCTTGTATACATATTGTTTCCAAATTGTATACACCTATATATTTTGATGCTGTGTATCTATCCTTTTGAATTTGATTGTTTACCTTCCAATCCTTTATAATCAATACTTTATCGTCAAAGACATAAACTAATCCCTTCGCCTGGAGTATCTTTAGATCATCCGGCTTAGAATCTGTCATTCGCATAACCATGAAATGCTCACAGTATCCATCATCATCCGCATTCATACCCAAATGGAAATATAATGCCTGAGCAGATTGAGACATCATTAAAAAACTGCTTGAATTAGTGATTACTTTTGAAAACATCCGTCTATTTGCCATTTTTTACAGTCTCCTTTTTTTGTTTCTTTCCTTTGTTCCAGTTGGCATTCTTGCACCTTGGACACTGCTTGACTTTAGGAACCCTCGGATACCAATTCCAGCCGCAACACTTACATTTTAGCAATTCCATGTTATATTCCCTCCCTGTATTTTTATTTATTATAAAGAAATTCAATCTTTTTGTCAACTACTTTCCACTGTGGCAATATTTCGTCTTTCGTCATGGTTCGTCACTCGCTTCGTCATGATTCGTCAGTTTTTTCATCTTTCGTCATGATTCGTCATTTGCAAAAAAGTACTATCGGTAAAATTCATTTAGAATATTTTCTGTATTGCATTGTTTTGTTTATTGTGTTATTCCTGCTATAGAGAGGTTCCCTATTGAAACTAAAGCTACAGGCTACAGATATATTTTATAGGAATCTTCAAAGCAAGGCCCCGATTATCTTAAATCGTGGTGGTGCTCGTTCTGGCAAATCCCATGCTCTTCATCAAGTACTTCTAACCCGCTTCCTCAGTGAAGAAAATAAAAAATTCCTTGTTGTCAGAAAATCTCTTCCGTCTCTTCGTATTTCAGCGTTGATGGATTGGGAGCGTTTAATTGACAGGGTTGGGGTCCGTAAGAAGTTCAGAGAAGAACGTCTGATGCTGAATTTTCACTACAAATCTAATTTGTTACATTTTGGGTCTGTTGACGATCCCGAAAAGATCAAATCGAGCGAATGGAATTATGTTTGGATGGAGGAAATGACGGATTTTGATTTGGCAGACTTCCAGCAATTAAGGCTCAGACTTAGTGCTCCAACAAAAACAATGAATCAATTATTCGGGTCCTTTAATCCTATTTCAGAAAAGCATTGGATAAAAACAGAAGTCTTGAATAAGATGAGTGGGGTTGATGAGATAGTTTCTACTTATAAGGATAATCCATTTTTATCGGATGATTATGTTAAGACATTGGAAGAGTTGAAAGACCAGGATGTAAATCTTTATAGTGTCTATGCTTTAGGTCAATGGGGCAGTCTTGAAGGATCAATATATAATAAGTGGGAGATTGTAGATTCATTCCCATTCTCGGTTGATGAAGAAATATATGGTCTTGATTTTGGGTTTAATAACCCTACAGCACTGATAAGAGTAGGCATTAAAGATGGGAATCTATGGGAAGAGGAGCTTTTATATCAATCTGGATTGACTAACAGTGATTTAATTGATAAATTACAGGAGCTTATTAAAAGCAAGAGTTCTATAATATATGCTGATTGTGCAGAACCACAGAGGATTGAAGAAATTGCAAGGGCTGGGTTTAATATACATTCTGCCGATAAGTCGGTAAAAGATGGGATTGATTTTGTAAAACGGTTCGCTCCGAAGATTACTAAATGGAGTTCTAACCTGCTTAAAGAAAAACAGGGGTATATATGGAAAAAGGATAGACAAGGGAATTCGCTTGATGTCCCTATTTCATTTGCGGATCACCTGATGGATGCGGAACGATATGCGATATATACCCACTTGAAAGACAGCAAAATGGATATGAATATAAAACAATCAAGCTTTATCAACGATTATGAATCTGGTTTTATCTTTAATACAAGGGAGTCCTATTTGGAGACGCTCGAATGGTAGAAAAAGAAAAAAAAGCTGATGATAGCATAAACTCCTATACAGAAACTAAGGGGAATCTATATCAGGAAATGGCAAAAAGTGATCCTCTTGGTTTATTTGCTACAGTAGGATTTACGCCTTATAACCCTTCTCACCTTGTTACCCGAAAAGGGTTATCTATTTTTGATTCCATGAGAAAAGACGAGCAGGTGAAAGCTGCTATGGGATTCAAGAAGCATGCTATTTTATCTTCAGGATGGGAAATTGTCAGTCCTGAAGGACAACCGCATGATTGGGAAGTAAAAGAGTTTGTAAAATGGAATCTATCAGAATTTATTGATAGCACTCTTGAAGATTCCCTCCTGGGGGTGCTAACAGCTCTTGACTATGGGTATTCGATTTCTGAGCTGATATGGGGAAAAAATAGCAATACTGATTATGGTGACAGGATATGTTTAAAAGCCATTAAAAATAAGCGACCACATGAATTTGATTTTAAAGTGGATGAATATGGGAATTTGCAGAAAGATGGGATTATACAAAGATCTTATTTAAAAGATTTATCGTTGCCAATAGACAAGTTTGTCATATTCAGCTATGAAAAGGAGTTTGGCAACCATTACGGGAAGAGCGATCTTGAATCTGCCTACCGTGCATGGTGGATAAAAGACAATGCTTATAAATGGTTTGCAATGATGCTTGAACGACTTGGGATACCTCCTATTTTTGCATTGTATGATCCATCTGCATATACTAAAGAGCAGTTGACAGACCTGAAGACAGTTATCAGCCGGTTACAGGCAGCAACTACTGGGATAATCCCTAAAGGAAGAGGCGAAAACAGCCTTGAGTTCTGGAACCCCGAACTCGCAGGAGAATCTACAGATGTATTCACAAAGGCATTTGAAAGATTTGACATGGATATTACAAGGGCATTATTGATGCCAGGTCTTTTAGGAGCTTCAATTGACCATACACAAGGATCATTTGCAAGGTCAAATGTCCATTTCAAGATGTTTATGCTGTCTATCGATTATGTAAGAACCAGTTTAGCAAATATGGTTATACAGGAACAGATTGTCAGGAGATTGGTTGACCTGAACTATGCAGTAAAAGAATATCCTTCATTTAAGTTTTTGCCTATCCAGGGGGAAGTACGGACAGAACTATTAACCGCATACATAACAGCAGTGGAAAAAGGGATTATTAAAAATCAGGCGCATGATGAAATTCATTTAAGGAAAGAACTTGGTTTCCCACCAGTTGATAGCATTTCTCAAGTGGATATCCCTGATGAACTTAATTCAAAAGAACCTGCAAAAGAATCTGATCCATTAAAGAAAATAGAGAAGCCAGATAAAAAAGAGTTTGCATTACTTCTCAGACAGCCAAATCAATACGAGAAAGTCGTAAACTTTAAGAGAATAGACCAGCGGTTTGGCTCTCTTGGAGATAGCGTCAAAAAGCAGATGGTTGAATCTATGGTTGATAGCCGTGATGCTCTTGTATCCTTTATAGACCGCAACTGGGGAAAGATAGATTCATTCCTGGACACATTGAAAATCAAAGGATTTAATGACATCCAAACCATTATACATGAGATGCTCAGGCAATCTTTTGGCGATGGTAGAGATGAAGTTACAAATGAATTATCTCTGGCAGGAATAAAAAAGTTTGATGATGAAAATGCTCATATCTACCCGCCAATATATATGCCAAAAGAAGCTTTGAGCTGGCTGAAGGATAAAAGTTTCTTCATCTCAGGCGTGATGAAGGATGATCTTGTGAAGCAAGCCCAGATTATCCTGATGAACGCCTTGAAAAATGGAGAGTTGCAACGAGAAACAATGCAGAAACTCAGGGCAATATTTGAGCCATATGTTGGCAGTATGGAAAACATAGTTGACCCTGCTGTTGTAACTCCTATAAGACTAGAGACAATCATCCGCACGAATATCACGGAGAGCTTTAACATGGGTCGTTTAACCATGATGAGAGAGAATGCTGAACTTATCCAGGGTGTTGAATATTCAGCTATACTGGATGACAGGACAACTGAAATATGTCGGCATTTAGATGGGAAGATATTCAGGCTTGATGACCCATCATTGCCTAATTTAACTCCCCCAAATCATTTTAATTGCAGAAGTATACTAGTTCCTGTTACAATCTCAGCACCAAAGCCAGTATATATCAATGGTGCGGATAAAGGCAGGGCATTAGATTTGGTATCTCCTGGATTTGGTGGGAATATTGAAAAATATACAGAAGAGATGAAAAAGATGGAATAGGGGGTGATATGATGAACAGTATAAATAATGTAGAGATATTTGCTACGGGCACTCATAATGGTGACACCTATACAGAGGCTGATCTGGATGAAATGGTTGGCAATTATTCAAAGGTAGGTTTTATGCCTCCGCTAAAAGACGGACATTGTAAAGATACCCCTGGGATGCCTGCTTTAGGTTGGATTCAGAATGTCAGGAGGATAGGGAATAAACTGGTGGCTGACTTTGTAGATTTACATGAGAAGGTTTATGAAGCTATTAAAACCAGACGATATGGAACTGTATCTTCTGAGATATACTGGAATCTTAAGAATAATAATGGTACATTTAAAAAAGCTTTAAAAGCTGTAGCACTACTTGGGGCGGAGATACCTGGAGTAGCAGACTTAAGACCTCTTAGAGAGGTTGTGTTTAATGCGGAATCTGGGGACATAAAAGCTTATGAAATAGAGTTGAAGGATATTAGCTTAGATGTTCTGATGTATGATGATCATGGGATAAGTTTTGTTATAGGAAAATTAAAAGGCGAGTCTTCAACTACTGTACAAACCATTGTATTTAATAAAGATAAATGGTCTAAAGATAAAGCCGAAGAATGGTTAAAGAAACATAATTTCCATAGCGGAAAGGTTGATGAAAATGAAAATTCTTTAAGGTTCAGACAAAAAAACCCTGAAGAATTTGAAAAGGACAGTTTCAGGACAATACAGCCTGGAATGATGAAAGAAGAAAAATACAAATATGAGGAGGGTAAAGATATGATGACAGCAGAAGAGATTAAAAAATTGCAGGATGACCTGGTTGCCGCACAGACCAAGATCAAGGAGTTTGAAGAGAAGGGTGAAAAACAGGGTGATGATAACAAGACAAAGGTCCTTCTTCATCAGCTTGAAGACACTCAGAAAAAACTTGATGATGCCGTAAAACTGTATGAAGAGACAAACAAGAAGGCCAAGGAGCTTGAGGAAACTCAGAAGAAAGAACGCATAGCAAGAAAGGTGGCTGATTGTAAAGTTCCAGCATTCCAGCCTTTTATCAAGGTCTTTTACGAACTGGCAACTGCTGAAGCAGAGAAGATTGTAAAATTCAGTGAGAATGGCAAGGATGATAAAACCGTTACTGCTGAAAGTGTTGTTGACCTCTGTGTGAATACGCTCAATAAGGCCACAGAGAAGCTTTTCAGGGTAGAAACAAAGATTGAAGAGTTTAAAAGGAATGATCGACCAGCAGAGGATAACCCTGCGAGTGAGGTTGATAAGAGGACGATAGAATATATGCAGAAGCATGGGGAAAAGGATTATATGACAGCAATGAGTGCTGTTCTTGCTGCTGATCCTGATCTGAAGAAAGCTTATGCACAGTCTTAATTAAACAAAAAGGAGGGAATAACTATGGCTGAATTTAAGAATTTAGAGACATATACATTGGAAGCTGCTGCCGACCTTAGTGCGAAGCAGTACCATATAGTAAGAGGCAGTGCAATAAGCAAATGCAATATGGGGTCTGCTGCAACAGATTCAGGGCTTATTGGGGTTCTTCAGAACAAGCCACAGAGCGGAGAGTTCGCCTGTATAGCAGATGGAGGTATAAGCAAAATTGTGGCTGGCGGGACTGTAACTGCAAACCAGCTTGTAACGACCAATGGTTCAGGTAGGGCTGCAAATGCCGGAAGCGGTGACATGATAGTTGGAAGGGCACTTGATACTGCAACTACTAATGGGGAGATAATTAGCGTTAGATTGCTTACCCCAGTCAGATTATCTGGTGCTGCTTAACAAATTTAATTAAAGGAGGATAAAATTATGCCTACAGGAAGAGATTTACATATAGATACACCATTAAGCAATCTGGCAATAAAAGCATTCCAGGGTTCAGGATCTTTTATTGCTCAGAATATCTTCCCTATTATTCCAGTAGGGAAACAGAGTGACAAGTATTACACCATTGACAAGGATTCATGGCTGCTTATGCCGAATACAAGAAGGGCACCAAAGACTTCCCCAAAGAGGATTGAATTCAAGGTAAGTTCAGATGGTTATTTTGCTGATAACTACGCCCTTGCCGGAGAGAATTCTCTTGAAGATCTGGCGAATGCCGATAACGCCCTTCAGCTCAGGCAGAATACAACCAATATTGTCATCGAAGGATTGCTCCGGGATTATGAGGATAGGGTAGCAAGGCTTGTAACCAGTGCTACAAATCTTGGCTCTGCGACTCTTCTTACTGGAACAAATAAATGGAATGATTATGTCAATTCGGATCCTATGGCTGATGTTACTACAGCCCATGCGTTCATCCGAAACAGGACAGGTCTCGCTGCCAATACTATGGTCATCGACAAAGATACTGTATCCGTTCTCAGGAGACATCCATTGCTGTTGGATATGTATAAATATACAGCAGGTGGGCAGATCACTGTAGACCAGTTGAAACAGGCATTCGATGTTCAGACCGTACTCATTGGTGAAGGGATCAAGAATATGGCAAAGGAAGCAGGGACTGCATCTATTGTCAATATCTGGGGGAATAATGCTATCCTTGCAAGGGTAGAGCAGGCTATTTCTCTTCAGACAGCGACATTCGGGTTGTCATTCAGATGGACTCCTGCTGGCATTGCTGTACCTATGCAGGTTACAAGGTACAACGACCCTGACCCTGGCCGGAAGACTGAAGTTGTTGAAGCTGGGTACTATCAGGATGAAAAAATCGTGGCCGCTGATCTTGCATATGGAATTATGAATACATTGTAATTATTGCTGGATGTCACCATAAAACATCGGCGTCGGGGTGGGAAGCAGTGTCCGAATCCAGTAATTAAAAAAGGAGCTTTCATATGGAGCGGGTATTTACAAAACAAGTGGGAAGATTCAATACAGGGGATAGGCGGGATTACTCTGCCACTGTCTGGAATGACATTGAACGATCTGCTGGAGAGAAACTTGGATCATTTTCTCAGGAACTTGACGGGGCAATGAAAGAGCACACATCTGTGAATGCAATTGCTTCCGAGTTAATTGAAAGAGGTAGAGGAAGACCAAGAAAAATATGAGGAAGGAGGTAGCGTATGGGTGGAAAACTTGAACAGTTATTTGGACCTATATTCAGAGGCATGGCCGCCACAAAAGCCAATTCATCGATAGTTCAGTTCGCTGGGATAACTACATTAAATTCAGGGTCAACTACAGTTACGGTGTCCACAACTCTGGTAAAGAGTGATTCCCTTTTCTTCTTAGGGACACAGGCTCCGGCTGCGGTGGGTAGTGCTACAGGGAAACCGATTGAGGTCAAGACTGTAATTGATAGTAGTTATTTTGTGCTTGGCACGGCAGATGGTGTTGCTATGGGAAGGGACACTAATATCTCATGGATGTTATATAGACAGAATTAAAAGGGGGTAAGGAAGATGCCTACAAATATTAAATATGCAACTATTTCCTCCGGTTCTACCTTATCCACAGCTATTGATGTGGCGAATAGTGATTTGTTCGGGCTATATATCCCCAT